ACCATCATCACCTTCGACAAATCCATCGATTTCACCCCCTTTCTTGGAAGCCACAAACATGGCAAGCATCAAGTTGGTGAAGCCGTTACCCAGGGAAGTGCACATGTCACCAGACATTCTGCGACCTTGAATGGAAGCGGCACAACCAGTGCGCGTGCGCATCCTGTTTTCACCCTGGAGTGCGGCGCAGAGGAGTTCACACTCTGCATCGTCATGAAGACACCAGCGATACAACTCACATTCACAACAGTCCAACAACTGTGGGGTGAAGTGGCTTTCAAAAGCGGTGAAATCTGACTGGAAGTAGCGCCGACCAGCCTTCTTTAACGCCGCAATCGCTTCCGGCCTCTTGGGAACCGGGGTGTGCTTGATGAAATAGCGGAGGCCATAAACAGCTTCCTCAATGGCCTTGAAACGTGGACCAGACCACACTTTGAAGGCGTCACAACGTGAATTAATCATACGGGCGTGCTTCCACCCAGGATAAAATTCCGTTTTGACGAAAGTGTCGATGTGAGAACGTTGGCGGGCCGTTGGCGGCCCACCACGTAGTTCAGCGAACGCAACACGCAGTTCGGCCTTCCGCGCTTCATTGTACGAAGTGCCGTTCAACCACTCCTCAAATTCAACAGGCTGGACATGTGGAACGTGTTCGGACAAGAATTTACGCACGAAGGTCCGAAATTCTTCATAAAACCCAGCCCTCGCAGGGGGCAGGTCTCGGAAGAGACGTTTCTTGAAGGCACATTCCACAGTGTGAGGATCATTGGAATCCATGCACACCGGGGCATATCCAGGAACAGCACAATGGTTCAATCTCCGAAACATCCGCCGCCGCTGCTTCCGAAAGAAAGACAGCCCAATAGTAGCCAAACCCTCCTCCACAGCCTTCGAAGTCGGCCGCTCTAGTGGCGTCTCCACCACTCGCGCGCCTTCCGCAAAGACTTTCCGTGTGGTACGGAATGGATCTAATTGGGCAGCAGGAACGACGCTGCCCCCTCTCCGAAAAAATCCTGGGTGAGAAGGATCTGCTCACACACCAATTCACTACCAGAAACAAACTTGATCAGGTCATAGTCGGGGATGGGCAAGCAACTCAGGCGACGGAACTTCTGCCGAATGTTCGCACGAACAACACTGGCATCCATGTTGCGATCATACTCAAAGAGAACAGCAGAAACCAGGTGGGGCACGTAAGCAACAACAAATTGCTGCTTCACTCGCCGAGGACAAATGAGGGGAATGGGCAACAACGAGATGCTCCCAAGGACAAGAGAGGCGAGCGGACAC